ATATTTTCTTGAACCCGCCAACTGTTGGTTAAGTTCCCTTGTAGTTTTGTAGATTGAACTTACGGTACCTTCAATATCGTTAACTCTATTGAATGGTTCGGTTAGGGATTCTTCAACTTCATCCGTTCTTTTTCCTATATATTTCTGAAATTTAGAAAACAATTCCTCGTCATCTGAGCCTGGTGGTACTGATAGCATATATTACTTATTTTAGATAAATACCATTAAGGAGAATTTTTTGGAGTACTCTCCTCAATCAATTTATTTATCAAATATTTGCGAAGATATGTTGGAAGTATTAGAAAATCGCTATAAGAGATGTTAAGATGTTTTGTACAATAATAATATTCGTCTGAAATTATTTTTCGGTAATCAATAGAAAGGCCGAAAAAACTCAACCCCAAACGTGATGTCTACTATCACTTTTTCTCCTGATGGGGCCGTAACTTCTTTTTGTAATTCTAATCTTGGTTCGTTTTCATTCAAAAAGTTTCTTACAAACTTAGAATCCATGATTGGCATTGTCTCTATGTATTTGGCGATTACTCCTTTATCTGACTCACCATCGACTGATACAATTTGTTTATTTAACTTCCATGTGACTTTAGGCGCTACACGATTACTAGGGTATGTGTCAACCAATTTTTCAATCTCTAAACTATCCGCTAAAGACATAGGTTTTAATTTAACTTCATTACCCGATTTTGGTAACTTAACAACAAATAAACCCTCTTCGTTTGGTTTGTATTCGGTTTTTCTGATATTCAATTCATCCAACACCAAAGTATAGTTAAATTTTCTTCCTGTTTGGGGGTCCGTTAAATTTACCTCATAATCGGGTCCGAATGCTGTATTCCTTAAGAAAATTAAAATGGCTTCAACGTCACCTGTTAATAATTCATCGGGTTTTAAATCTGTTTCATATAACTTATTTCTTAACAAACTTAAGACAACACTTTCTCGATTATTTTGTGATGTGTTTAAAATTATATTTTCATCGGATGCAGTTAAATATCCAATTTTAACCGCCTTTTTTTTATTTTTATAAAAAATACCACCAGAGGGTAGAGACACAACATCATGTGGTAAGTTAAAATTCATTTGTCCGTAATTTAATACTTCTTGTTCCATAAATTGTTTTTATGAAAAAAATAGACACATTTACTAAAAACTAAATAAAAAAATCCCATAACACATAAGTGCTTGGGATTTTTTCTAATATAGTTATGTTTTTAGTAAACCAATATACAACGGTCCATTCTCATAGACGCTGAAATGGTTGCTAAACCATCTGTGTTGTAAGCCAATGAATCGAAGTTAACATCAGTTAAAAATGTTCCTTCTAAAATCCATTTCTCAACAACAACACCAGTTGGGTCAAGCATCTCCAAGTCCACATTTTTCTTGTAACCCGCAGCATAACCCATACGACCTGTAACAGATTCTGCACAAAGACGAACCCACTCCATAAGTGCTTGTGAAGCGGAAGGACCAATTGGGTCTCTGAATTTAACACTAATTGGTTGCCAATTGAATCGTCCTGCAACATATGTTGATGTGTTTAAGAAAGGTATTTCAGTTGCCGCAACTTGTATATGTGGTCTTGCAGTTGATTCTACAAACCATTCGTTGATACCCAAACTTGACGGAAATCTCAAGATAAACCTATTTTGTCTTTTAGGTTCGTATGGTATGGGCATTTTCATTAATAAATCAGCCATTTTATTTAAATTTTTAAGTTTAGTTTATTGTTTTATGATAAATATTATCAAGTTTATTTTTTTTAATATTTTCTTTTTATTCCGCCAGCGGTTGAGTATGTTTGAAGAATATTATCGGGTTCTTGTTCAAAATGTTTTTTCATAGTTTCAACATTTCTTAAGTCATCATCTGAAAATCCAACTGTTGGTTCTGGTATGAAATTATTACTCACATCATTTTTCAAAAAAGCCTTTTTACCAATTTCTTGAGATAGGTTTTTTATGTAAGAAATAAACTCTTTCATAGCCCTTATTTTACCTTCTTCAGGACTTGTAGCCGAACCTTCACCATATGATACAGGATAAAATTTACATAAATCCAAATACTCATTCAGAATTTCAACTCTATCTTGTTTACCTGAATAACCCGCGATATCCCTATATTTTTCAAGATTTTTGAGTAATTCGGTGTAAGAAATACCATCTTTTCCTGATAATATTAAATTATAACAAGCCTCTCTTAATATAGAAGGTGTATGACCTCTTGCGGTGATAATTGCGAAAATCGAACCGTTATTGATTGCTTCAACGAAGTCTGACCATGCTGGCCCAATTTCTGCCGTCATCGCATCAATTACAAACTTTTTATCTCCTTCTACATTGAAATTTCTGAATGGTCTTTCTCCGTATCCAACAATTATATTATCTTCGTATTTGAATTCTTCAGAACCTATTTTAGAACGGTAATGAGCGAAATCTTCCGTGGACATACCAACTTCTTCACCATCCTTTGTTTTTAAAATGATTTTAGTCGGCATTTTCATAATATTATCATCCCAATCAAAAGCATAATACTTCATGTCAGGAGTACCAGCTTCCGTAATCCCTTCGGACACGGAAGCCAGTTTTGTATTTAATCTCCTATTAATCATTTTGATAACTTTTGAATCAATCTTTCCAATTGTGTCTCAGAAACCACGATTGACTTTGGTCTTTTCACTTCTTCTGAAATCACTTTTTTATTTTTATTTTTCATAAATTATCCTTATACGTTTTCAAACGATGCTCCAGTCGGAGTAATGTAGAATGTTATGTCGATGAACTCTAACGCTCTTGTAGGTTTGATATAAATTGAACCAACAAGTCTGTTATTATCCAAATCTTCAGGTGTATTTCTAACTGTTACTCTGAAATCATAAAGACCTCTATCTCTTCTGATTGAATCCAAGATTGGATTAACCGAATCCAAGAATTGTTGTCTTACGATATCGTCGTTTTGTTCGAATAGTAATCTTACAGAAACCGCTGAAATCAACTTACGAGCTTGTAATAACAATCTTCTAACGTTAAGTCTATCAAGTGCTGACTGAGCAATTTGTAACGTTTTATTACCCCAAATTACAGTTCCAACATCTGAGAAAGTTGCAATTGGATTGATTCTTCCTTCGTAAAGAACATCTCTGTCTTCTTGAGAAAGTTTTCTTCTCGCTTTAACACCATTAACAAGACCTCTTGTGTAACCCGCGGTTGCAAACCAAGGGAAAGCGATGTTGTCGGTAAGTGCTAAATTTCTCGTTACTTCCGCAGTTGGTGGTATGTAAAGTTGTGTATTTGTAACACTATCTCTTGTCAAAATCCAAGGATAGTAGGTTGCCGTATAGTTTGAGTCGATTGCTGAATCAATTAAATTATCTACCGCAGTTTGTGGGTAAAAAGCATCTTCTTGGTCAGACGCAGAAGGAACGAACATTTGAAAATCCGGGGTTGTTGTAATGTATACAGAATCCGCTCTGTCTATTTCCGCAATATTAATTGCTTGATTAACCAGTAACAAATTATTTACATAATCTATACCTGGAGTAACAAATACATTTATATTCAATGCCTCAGGATTTGCCATAGACTGCATACCTAACAAATATGCGTAATAGTCGGTATTTGCATAATCAACTGAGTTTTGGTCTACAGTAATAGATTTGAACATACCTTGACCTGAAGCGTTTGGATATCTTGGATTTGAACACGCCCCTTTTTGGTAACTAGAGCCTCCAAGTATGAAACTATCTGTATTTGTTCTAGATTCACGATAAATATCCCAACCATCGAAACCACCTGCCGGTACGACTGTGAATTTCCTTGAGAAGGTTTTGAAATAAGGGTCTGTTTGGACAGTAGGTTCTGATTGGAAAGTTCCAACTCCTACAAAAAACTCAGGGGTACCGCTTGTTACGAATTCAGATGAAATTGTAATAGCGCTAGCCTCTTTATCCATGTGGAAACCTCTTGTTTTATAAGTCCAAGATGGGAAATCTTCAGTAGTACAAAGTGAGCCACTGTTAACCCCGCCTTTATAATCCATAAAGTCAATGTCAATTCCTATTTTGTCACTTACACCCAAGAATGTTCTTCTCAAGTTGTCACCGTTACTTGTTAAACTGTAACCAACCCCTACAGGTGTGTTAAAT